CTGTCGGACAAGGTGCTCATGGAGTCTTATCAGGAGCAGTACGGAGAGGTACAGCTCGGAGAAGCAGCTTCAGGGGCCTTTAACGAACACCAAATACGCCAGGCCATGGACGAAGTCGAATTGTGGACAGGACCACACGACATACCGGCGAGAAAGGGCAATGGCAAAAGAGAGACCATGCCCAAACAAGAAAAGGACGTACGAAACACCTGTGACAATGGTCGCGAGGTGTTCACGCTCTTCAATGTAGCAGGACACACGCTGGAACACGCCTGCCTGAACGCCACGAAGGGGCTGTTCAGACACATGTCCATCAAAGGGCGGAACACCGCCCAGATGAAGGTGGACATGGTAAAACGCTTTCAGCAAGACAACTGTTACGCGTACGAGATCGACCAGACAGCCATGGAAGCATCCATCCGGAACCCCGGGGTTATGGGATTCATCCTGAAGCTAGTCAGAAGAGTGGTCAAGCTGGTCGAAAGGCAGTATTCCGGCCAGTTGTCTCACAAATACACCTGGAGGCTCGACGCAGATGAGAAGGGTCTCAAGCTGCGCATGTCCGTCGACGGGTTGTGTTACCCAGGGTCAGCCAAGTCGATGGTCCTGAAGTTCAAGGATTTATTCTTGGACTCCGGGTGGTTGCTGACATCGTTGGCGAACTTCCTCACGGAGACTGGAGTCACATACTCAGCTCTGGTCGAGAACCCGGAACACCTGTTCTGCACGAACAAGGAAGGTGTGTGTCAGATAAGAAACGACACATTCAACTGGCTGTTCAAGCCCCTCAACATCCAACACGAGGACATGGTCAAGACCAAACAAGCCAGGGCCGTGTACATGCGGTCAAATACCGAAGGCGACGACGGGGCAGGACAAATAGGAAGAAATGTCTTCCCACTACTCACAACGGACGGAGTGGTGGACATGCCCAAGACCTTCAAAGCGTTAGATTCCCACGTCCAGGTCGAGATGTGGGACATGGGGTTTACTGCTAAATTCAAGGCGATGCTGGACGGCCGCCTCGAATACGTAGGACTCCACGCTCGAGCCAAAGACGGCAAAGTCGACGCCAAGTCACCAATATGCCCGAACTTAACATCGGCGTTTGGAAAGATGGGCAAGAATTTCCACCCCGCGGGGAGGACGGCAGAAGAAAGGCACGCGGTGGATGCTTTGCGGTTTTACTCGATCGCATCCATGTTCGGGAACTCCATCGAAGTTTACTACCGCGCCTTTTTCAACCTGGGAGAGAGCAGCGCCGCCAAGGCGGGCGACGTTGCGCTAGGTAAGATTTACTACTTCGACGGGTACTGCGCCACTGGGCGGGCACTCGGGCGAGGTGGTCATTCCGTAGCTTCGGCAAGGTCCGCGCTTCTTTCGGTGAAGCACGATGACTACCCGGCGCTCTTGGAGCAATGCAGGGCTCTAGAAACCTCTTTCGAAAAGGGGATCTCGACGGAGACGATGGCGAGGCTAAGCATATTCGCAGACGATTGCTTGTCCTCGGACCACGAC